TATTAGAATGTAATATGCTGTTGAGTGCAGCTGATATGTTCAACTTTAAGTTTAGTGACGAGATACAAATAGAAGATACGCCGTACAGAGTATTAAAGATTAGCAACTATCAACCTTTTGCCGATGTACCTTGTAAGGTTCAATTGCTCAAAAAACTAGATCAACTTAAAGCTATAAAGCTACCACCAACAGACGATGATTGTGACTTGACAGTATTAGGGTGGGCGCAAAACGGCTTCGTTATATTTCAAAATCCTTTAGACGGTACTACGTCAACAGGCACAGAGGAATGCTGTTACGAATACGATCTATTTTGGAATGGCTCAGATTGTCTTTGGAATCAAGGTACAGGAGGTACAGGAGGTGGTAAAAATCCTAATGGTGGTAAAAATCCTAACACAACAAATATGGACGGCAAAAGTCTATTGACCGGCGTTGGTGGATTTAAGTCTGCAGGACTATCGTCTAGCAAGTTTAACATTAATCCAATTGCAGGCGAACATTCGTTTGTTGCTAAAAATCTACTTTCTAACACAGACTCAATACAAAAGAATTTTACGTTGTTTGCGACAACTTACGGAAGCACACCAACACAAGCTACAAATACAGGCTCAAAGTCTAACACTAATGCAGGATCTTTCTTCTTGCCTGTTGGTGTTATTTGTAGAATGGTTATCCGTGCTATGTCTATTCAAACAGACTCAATAGGCTCAACAGGATCTTTGGGTAGTTGTTCTTTTAAAGTGTGGACTGCGTTTGCTAAAAACATAAATGGCACAATATCTACTAGCATAACAGAGCAAACAGACTTCGCACAAAATGACGCTGACGCAGGTACTCGTACAATATCTTTAGGACAGACAAAAGGTAATCCTGGTGTTATACCTAATCTGACAACAGGTGTTTCAATTAACTGCACAGGAACAGCAAATACTATTATGAGTTGGAATATAGACGTAGAGGCAACGTTTATGAATACTCGGAGTATGTTCACAACAACAGACGTTTTATTATTGGAAAGTCTTGGCTACATAGAAGCTGAGTCAGGAGTTTATTTAGAAGCAGAATGATAGATTACATTAACAAAGTTGGTAAGACAATACCACAAACGCTAAAACTAGCACAAGACCACGAAGTGATAGAAGATACATATACGCTTCAATTATATGGTTACTATGAAGAAGTAGGTTTCAAACGCTTCTTCAAGAAAATAAGACAAGGCGTAAAAGTGTATCTAAAAGACAAAGTATAATGGCAGAAGAAATAGACGTAAACATAAACGTAAACACCAAAGAAGCCGGAAAGGGTGTAGGTGAAATTGCTGACGGCGTTGAGAATATAGGATCGTCAGCTGATCTGGCAACAGGTGCGCTTGATAAAATGACAGGTGGCGCAGTTAGTGGCTTCAAGAGTTTTCTTGTGGGTGCTAGGTCTGCTATTGCTTCTATGTTTACGTTACAAGGTGCAATAACAGCAACCGGAATAGGTGCGCTTGTTGTCTTAGTCGGATCGTTAGTTGCATACTTTACGCAAACGATGCGAGGTGCTAAACAATTAGAAGTTGTTTTTGCTATGTTAGGTGCAGTAGTTAATAAAATTACAGACACATTCTCTGCATTAGGTGGCTATATTATTGACGCTGTACTAAATCCAAAAAAAGCGTTAGACGACTTTATGAAGGGTATAGAGTTTATAAATCAACACATAAAGAACGTAGTCGATACTATACAGAAGGGATTTATTGTTGCGCTTAAATCACTTAAAAAGTGGTTCTTAATAGCAGCACAAGGTGCAGCCGAGTTCTTTACAGCAGGACTTGCAGATACGTCTGCAATGCAGAAAGAGATTGATGCACTTAGTAATGAAATACAAGATGCTACAGACGACTTTGTAGAAGCAGGTTCTAAAATGATACATCACGTTGTCGATCCATTAATTGACGGTGTTCAGGCATTTGAAGCATACAAAAGAGAGCTTGCTAGAGTTGCGTTTGAACAAGCACGTATAACAACACAATCACAAATGTTGCGTGATGCACAGCGTGAATTGAGTGTGGCGTTCGCAGAAGGTAGGGCAGAGATTAAAGAGTTGAATATGATTGCTGAGGATCAAAGTAGGTCATTAGAGGATCGTATTGATGCAGCAAAAAGAGCAATGGAGATTGAGCAAGGTCTTATGGCTGAACGTCAGCGACAGGCACAAATAGAGCTAGACCTACACAGACGTACTATGGCTCTAAGTGAAAATACAGAAGAAGATTTAGAGAAAGAAGCAGAGTTAGAAGTTGCGCTAATTAACATTCGTACAGAGTCAGCTGAATTACAGACTACGCTTAACAACAAACTGCAGACTATGAAGAAAGCTGCAGCAGAAGAAAACAAGCGTTTGCACGAAGAAGAAATAGCTAGACAGCAGGAAATACAAGATACGTATTATGATGCTTTAGACGTTTTAATGGACGCTAAAACAAGAGAGATTGAAGCTACTTATGATGCAGAGGACGCTGCAGTTAAAGCTGTTGAAGATCGTATTGCCGAAGTTGAGAAGAACGAGCAAATGTATCAGAAAGGTGAGCTAAAGCGACTAGAAAAACAGCTCACAGATCTAGAAGACCACTACGAAAAACTACGCAAGGATATAATACAGAAATACTACGACGAAGAACAAAAGGCTGCTAACCTTCATAGGGAGTATATGAAGACAGATCAGCAAAGAGAACTAGAGGCACTAGACGCAAAGCACAGAAAGATTATAGAAGCTGCTACTTTAGCCGGTGAACTATCTAAAGAACTAGAAGAAAAACTAGGTGCTGAGCGACAAGCGATAATAGACAAGTATGCAGCTGCAGAAGTCGCTGCAAAGAAGGCTGCTAGGGACGAAATAGAGAAAGGTATTTTTGCTTCTTTAGCAGCAATTAATCAAGGTCAAGCTAAAGGTCAAATGGCTGAGCTAAACAGACAAAAACAAGCTCTGTTAGCAAACGCTAAAACAAACGATGAACGTAACAAAATAGAGCAAAGGTATGCTAAGAAGGCAGCTGCAATTCAAGCAAAGGAAGCAGAAAATGGTAGGAAGTTAGCTATTGCGCAAGTATTATTAGACAAAGGTAGGGCAATGGCTTCTGCAATCGCAGCAGCACAGGCAGCAGCAGCAGCAGCAGGACCTGCAGCACCGGTTCTTAGTCCGTTACTAACAGCTCAATTAGTAGGTATTGTGCTAGGTGGATTTGCTTCAATCAAAGGTATAATGAACCAAGCAGGTGAAAGTATGCCGGACGCAGGAGCATTCGATACCGGTGGTGGTGGTGGAGGTACTGGTGACACCGGTGGTCGTGGCAATGCGCAACTTGCCTTGACACCTGACGTAGCAGGCTTCCTGTCCGGTGGTGGTGACGATATAGTGACAGTAAGATCTTACGTCTTACAGAATGACATAGCAGACTCAGGTGCATTAGCAAATGAACTACAAACACAAGCAGAGTTAGGAGGATAAATAAACATAAATCAATAACGTATTTTTTAAGATATGAGAAAGAAAGTAGAACTTCTTATAGATGAAGATGAGCCAATTAGTGGCATTGAAGCAGTAAGCCTAGTTAGGTTTCCTGCCATAGAAACAGACTTTGTATATCTGTCAAGCAAAGCAGACAAGAAAATGACGTTTGCAGTAGATGAAGAAAAGCAAATGTTAGTCGGACCTGCATTAATACCTGACAAGTTAATTATGCGCTTAGACGAGAACGATGAGGAGTATGACGTATATTTTTCTCAAGATACTGTTGCTCAAGCTATGGAGTTATTTATGCGTGAAGCACGTACTAACGAGCATACACTAGAACACCAATCTAAAATTGACGGCGTAACAGTTGTTGAGTCTTGGTTAGTAGAAGATCCTAAAAAAGACAAGAGTTCATTGTATGGATTTAACTTGCCTGTTGGTACTTGGATGCTGAGCGTCAAAGTAAACAACAAAGACATTTGGCAGAAAGTCAAAAATAGAGAGGTACGAGGATTTAGTATTGAAGGTTATTTCACAGATCGTTTGGTTGAGAT